TTAGGAAGCGATTTGTCGCAGGCTTCCCTGCAATCTTTAGCGATGGAGAATCAGATGAATTTAGCCCCGCTGCACAATTTTCTAAAAGATGGAATTGGCTCCCTATCTTCTACCAACTATCAGGAGGAGACCCTTTGAAGTTCGACCAAGTAGCAGAAATGTCAGCCTCCTTCGCATTCACATACCTAACCTTTGATAAAGACCGACTCGAAACAGAGAGCAAGATTCTGCAAAAACAACTAAAACGATGAGACAGTTCTACGACATAACCACCAAGCTAAAAGATACCCTTGACGCTCATAGCCAAGTAAACGTAGTGACGTTTGGCGATGTCTTTGATGTGGACTTGAATAAGCAGACCATCTTCCCTTTGGCGCACATTATGATAAACCAAGCCTCCTTCGAGGGGCAGGTGGTACGGATGAGCGTCAGCCTTATCTGTATGGATGTGATTGATGAGACCAAAGAAAACCCTCGCAGCCAAGCCGAGCCGTTCTACGGAACGACCAACGTGCAAGACATTCTCAATACCCAGTTAGCGGTAATCAATGACGTGGTGCAGGAACTCCGCAGGGGTCAGTTGTACTCTGAACTTTATCAGCTAGATGGCAACCCAACGTGCCTACCCTTTACAGAAAGGTTTGAAAACTTGCTTGCTGGGTGGACTGCTACGTTTGACGTGCTGCTTGCTAACACCGAAATAAGCGTCTGCTAAATGCAAGTCCGTCAAGATTTGGTAAAGGCAAGCCTAGAAAAGTTTGCAAAGGGCGTTGTCCAACAGGCGAAGTCAAATCTAACGCGCGGCAAAAAGAACGTCACAGGCACCCTTTACAATTCTTTACAATATGAGATAGAGGCTAACCCCAACTCCCTTGCGCTGCGGTGGAAGATGGATGAGCTTGCGCCGTACTGGAAGTTCCAAGACTATGGTGTGCAGGGCAAGTCCTCAAGCTCCAAAGCCCCAAGCAGTCCCTTTAAGTTTGGTAAAAGTTCGGGTACTATGCAAGGAGGCTTGTCTCGTGCCATAGAGAAGTGGGTTGCTGCGCGAAGGTTTCAGTTTAGGGATAAGAAGGGCAGGTTCTTGAGTTACGACTCTACTGCGTTTCTGATAAGCCGCAGCATCTACAACAAGGGTATCAAGACCACAAGCTTCTTTACCCGACCCTTTCAGTTAAAGTTTGAACAGTTACCGCAGGAGCTTGCAACGGCATACGCTCTTGAGTTAGCAGACTTCTTACGCTTCACATTGCAAAACACAAAAGAATGAGTACACCTGTATTTTCTACACCGAGCAGCCTTGCTATGGCAAGAAGCCCACAATTTGTCACGGCAAAGAACAACGCTCTTGCGCTTGACACGCTCACAGAGATGGACTTAAACCTGCGTATTCGTACGGGGGTGCTTGCTGCATCGGGTTCGTTTAATTATTCGTTGAGCAAGGACTACTCCATAAACCAAGTCATTAACTTTGAAATCAGCGACCTTGTACGCTCGGAGTTCTACCACGACTTCAGCGTATGGGATGACATAGGCTACACGCAGAGTCCGCAGGGCGAGGCGTTGTGGGTAGTTCCCGAAGGCTCTGTGACATTTTCTAATAACGGGGCATCACCTGCGAGCGAAATCTTCCCTATTGAAACAGACACCGCATTCGCATACCTAACAACTGATGGATGGGCAACCCGTGATAACATCGCGCCTGTTGCGGTCTCGCAGTTGGTGCTTGCCACGACACGAGACAGGCAGGTGCTTATCGGCAACTACGAGTCCCTTGCTTTGAATAATAGCACGGTCAATGACCTCGCAGAAATAGAGATTGTTTGGAACAATGGCGATGCCGATACCTTCTACACAAGTGCAGGCGACCCCGCGCCTCCCGACCCCACAAGCAACAACTCTCAAGACCTTGTAATCTACGCAGGAGTAGGCGCTGCAAACCTTGAGAACAATCCCTACCTTAATGACGCTATTAAACCTTCACAACACGAGGATGGCGATTACTACGATGTGATTCTAAAGGATTCAGTAGGCGATACAATCACTTCAGTACGCTACTACCTTGTCTGCGAACCCAAGTACGACCCTGTGCAGGTAGCCTTTATTAACCGCTTTGGTGTTGCTGACTTCATCACGTTCTTTAAGCGCAGCGATGAGCGTGGTAACTTCACGCAGGACTCGTACCAAAAGAGCATCTACAACGATGGCTTCACCACCCCTTCTCTAGAGGTGGGCAAGTACCAATCCTACAACGTCAACTCTCGCAACACCCTAACTCTAAACACAGGGTTCGTTGACCAAGACTACGATGAAACGATTGAGGACATTCTGATGTCTGAGTATGTCGCGGTCTATACCAATAGTAATTGGGTGAGTGCAGTTCCGAATCGTGGAAGCATAGAGTACCAGAAGAGCGTGAATACAAGGCTCATCAATTACACGATGTCCTTTGACTTCGGCTTTGATGAGCGCAGTTTGGTACGATGAACAAGGTTGATATTTACGTTAACGATGTGCGCTTGGATATTTTCCAAGATGAGGAGATTAGCATCAACCTATCGGTGCAGAACGTGCAGGACATCAGCAAGGTGTTCACGGACTTCACGCAGGGGTTTACCATTCCTGCAAGCCCACGCAATAACGAGATACTTCAGCATTACTACAACGCCAATATCACAAGTTCCGTTATCACCACCGAGACGGGAGGCTCACCTGTATGGAATAGCATAGGGCAAAATTGGAACGTATGGAACACGAATTGGAACGCAGGCGCATCAAGCACCTTTGTTGCCAATACTTTTGACGGCAGGCTACGACAGGAAGCAAGAATTGAAATAAACTCCTTGCCATTCCGCACGGGGGTAATAGAGGTGGAGAACGTGCAGCTCAAAGGCACCGAGCCTTATGCGTACACCTTGACGTTCTATGGCGATGTGGTAACGCTCACGGACTTGTTTGGCGAGGACTATCTGTATGACCTTGACTTCGCAGAACTCAACCACGTGTACACCGATGAGGCGGTATTTGATAGGCTTACTACCGATACCTACGCTCCGTTGTTTTACCCGCTATGCAGCCCTGTAAAGAATTGGTTTTACCAAAGTGGAAATAATGCAGGGGCGAACAATGAAAACAACATTGCCTTTAGGGGTGGTGGTGGTGGCGCAGGGCATCAAGGTGAGAGAGGCATCCGATATTACGAGTTTAAGCCTGCGCTGAAGGTAACGGCTATCCTTGATGCGATGGAGCAGAAGTACGGCATCACGTTCACGGGGGCGTTCTTGGCTGCTACTCCGTTTGTTGATTTGTCGCTATGGCTGCACCGCTACGAGGGGTATCTGTTTGCAGGAGGTAACGACATTCAATATCAGTTAATAAATATGAATCGCAATACGGGTAGCGGTTCGCAATTTAATTTAAGCACGGACACTTGGACTGTTGTAGATAGCAAGCAGTATGACTTGCAAATTGCAATGAAAGACGTAAGCGAGGATTATGAACTTGCAGTATTCCGCAATGGAGTATTTGATTTCTCTGTATTAGTTTCTGCTCACGCTTCATCCTCTGTGACTACAAATATGGCTGCCCTGTCTTTTGCCGCAGGCGATGCGGTGCAGTTGTTTATTAGGCCACAAAGTCCTACGGCAATGACATACCAATGCACGGACTATTCGGGTATTGATAGCGATACGGCTTCTGTTAGTTTCTCTGTTGACCAAACTGCATCCGCAACCTATTCCTTTCAAGTGGTGGTATCTGACATAATGCCCGAGATTAAGGTAAAGGACTTCTTGGCAGGGATTCTTAAGATGTACAATATGGTTATTGTGCCAACTACATCTACGAGCTTCTTGCTTCAGCCGTTGGATGATTGGTACGCAGCAGGAAGCGACAAAGACTTCCAAGAGTATTTAGACATAACCGAGTATGTAGTAAACCGCCCACCGCTTTACAGGGAGATTGAGTTTAAGTATCAAGAAACGCAGCAGATACTTGGATTCCAATACCTACAAACAAACAACGTAGGCTATGGTGATTTGAATGTTGACTTCACTTTTGATGGTGAGGAGTTCCTAATTGAAGTGCCGTTTGAATGTCCTTTGTTTGAAAGGTTGACTGACCAAGAAACGAGTGACTTAACTAATGTACTTGTTTACAAAAGCATTACGAGCGAAGCAGATGATAATGGAAATTTTAACCCTTATTTAGGTTCGCCTGTTTTATTCTATGCTTACTTTGACCTTTATGATTTCTCAGAAACAAACGTAGTTGGTTTTGTAAACTCTGACGACACTCACGAACAAGTCAACATTGCTTGGTATGCAAATACCTCAAACCGATACTCAAGCGCAGCAGACTCACACACTATTACCTTTGGTGCAGATATAGACCCGTTCCATCTGCAATCGGTAAACCGAAGCCTCTACAACAACGAGTGGAGCAACTACATCACCGACCTGTATGCCAAGAGCCGAAGGTTGTACAACGTAGATGCGGTGTTGCCCATAGGCAAAATCATAACGCTGAACCTCCAGAATGCAATCATCTGGAACAACACCAAGTACCTAATCAACAACGTGAGTCTGAATATGACCACAGGCAAAGCATCATTCGAACTCCTCAACGTAGTATGACAAAAGGATATATCAGTTATTTAGTTGACCTACTTCAGTCAGAAGATTGGATTGGGGTGAGCGACAACGTAGAAATAGCAAAAGGCAAATACCACATACCAAGTAATTGGCAGGACACCAAAAAGATAATTAGAAGGAGATGGCTCAAGAAATAACAATTGACATCAATGTTGTCACCAACGCTGCTCCTGCTGCCGCTAAAATCAGTAAAGAACTTGATGGTGTAAAGCGCAAGGCGAAAGAGGTCAAGGATGGTTTAGATGAGGCTCTTAATGATACGGGCAAGGGTGATAGCAAAATCAAGAAGGGCGCAGCCGATGTTGAGACCCTAAAGAATGCTTTATCACCTGTAAAGGGACTTGTCAGCGAGGTGACGGGTGGGATGTCCGATGCGTTCTTCCAAGCGTTCCAATCGGTAAAAGCAACCACCGCAGGGATAAAAGGTCTTGACCTTGCGCTAAAGACCGCTGCGTTTGGTATTGCTATCTTGGTAATTCAAGAGGCAATCAAGTTATACGAGCAGCTTGTTGTTAGCGAAGAAGAAGAAGCGGAGGCATTAACAGCAGCGACAGCGGCTCGGGAAAATTATAATAAAGCTATCATTGCTGGAGCAGAAGCTATTGACAAGGATAGAAAAGCCCGAGACGGTGGTGTTAATTCTATAAAGCGTGAGATAGCAGAGCTTGAAGCTTCGGGGGCTACGGCAGAAGAAATTCTCCAAAAGAAGAAAGACCTAAACGCTCAAGAAAGATTAGACCTTATCACAAAGCTCGAAGCCGTAAGGGGACAAGCTGAAGCTGAAAAGGATGTTCGGCAGTCTCTACTTGATAATGCATCTGCTAACCGTGCGCTTGATTTGGCGGAAGACAAGCGAGTTAGAGACTTAAAAGCAGCAAACGCAATAAAGTCAAAGGCTGACAGGGAGAAGGAACGTCAAGAGGAGTTTACTCGCCTCAATGAAATAAACCAACGCATTGAGAAGGATAGGCAGCTTATGGAGGATGCTATCGCAACCACCAATGCAGCAATTAGTAGGCAGGGTGAGTTTAGCATTGAACAGTTGGAGTTCTATCAAAACCAACTTGAAGAAATAAATGATGAAGAAGCTTGGTTGCTTGAAGAACGTCGAATCAGAACTGAACGAGCAAATCGGGCTGAAACCGACGCGGCAGATAAAGCCAATAAAGATAGATTAGCCAAAGAGAAGGGGTTTCGCCAAGCCATATTTGACCTCGCCATTGATTCCGCGCTTGGCACTATTAGCGCACTTAAAGACCTTAATAGTATTTATGACCAAGACAGTAAGGAAGCATCAGAAAAAGCATTTAATAGGAGCAAAGCGTTGAACATTGCTGAATCAATTATCTCTACAATTTCATCTGCTCAAAAGGCATATCAATCTCAGTTCGCCCCCCCCTTAATAGATTCACCCATTCGGGGCAAGATTGCCGCCGCCATTGCAATAGCGGGTGGCCTCGCTCGTGTTGCAGCAATAAAGGCGCAAAAGTTTAGTTTTACTGAAAAAAGTCCTTCAAGCGCATCAATACCTTCAGGTGGCGGCGGAAGTGTTCCCGCACCTCAATTTAACATCGTAGGTCAGAGTGGCACCAACCAACTTGCACAAGGTATAGGCGCACAATTCGACCAACCTGTTCGTGCATACGTTGTAGGGCAGGATGTAACGACCTCACAACAACTACAACGCCAAAGAGTAAGAACCGCAACATTCGGATGATGAAACTAATTGAACTAATACTTGATGAATCAATGCTGCTAACTGGCATTGATGCAATCTCCCTTGTAGAATACCCTGCGATTGAGGAGGACTTTATTGCGCTAAATGCGCAGCGCATAGAGTTCGCCACCCAGAGCGATGAGAAGCGCATCCTTATGGGAGCAGCACTCGTACCCAACAAACCCATCTACCGAGCAGAAGGCGAGGAGGAGTTCTATGTGTACTTCAGCGAAGCCACCATCCGCAAAGCAAGTGAGATGTTCTTTCAGAAGTCCAAGCAGAACAACGCTACCCTTGAACACGAGGTAGGGATTAATGGATTGACGGTTGTAGAGTCTTGGATAATAGAAGATGACGTACAAGACAAGAGCAAGAAGTACGGCTTTGATTTGCCGATAGGCACTTGGATGGTATCTATGAAAGTCAACAACCCAGAGATTTGGACAAACTTTGTCAAGACAGGGAAGGTCAAAGGCTTCTCTATTGAGGGGTACTTCGTGGACAAGCTAAACCTTGCCAAGCAAGAGATGGCACACCTTGAGGAGCAGGAAGCAGCGTTGATGCTATCGCAGATTGTCGCTATCATCAAAAGAGACGGGCGCAAGAAGTCGGGGTCTCGTATTGAGATGGAATCCTACTCGGACTATCCACAAGCCGTAAGCAACAACGCCAAGCGTGGCATTGAACTAAACGAGAAGAACGGCAACAAGTGTGCAACGAGTGTGGGCAAAATTCGTGCAGCCACCCTCGCAGCCAAACGCCCTGTGAGCGTAGAGACAATCACACGGATGTACTCATACCTATCAAGAGCCGAGACATACTACGATGAAAGCAATAGCGAAGCCTGCGGCACAATATCGTTCCTGCTATGGGGCGGTCTTGCAGGCAAGCGTTGGGCAGAATCCAAACTAAAGGAACTTGGCAAGATAGAGCTTAAAGAAGGCGTACCTCACTACACCGCAGACGGCAAACTCTATGAAGGGCTAACCCACACGCACGATGGCAGGCTTATGACAGGCGCAGAGCATACCGAAGATAGCGAATACCTATACCATAAAGAAGACCTAAAGAATGTATAGACCTCAAAAACTCCCGATAGCATCACCGAGAGGTGGTAGGCGTGGATGCTTATGCAAAGACAACACTTACAAGTCCACCTGCTGCGATGGCTCTCTTGCTGCGCAGGGCATTGGTGCTTTGGTCGGTCAAGGCGCAAGCGTTGTTATACTTGGCGAGGAGTGGCAGACCATCAACACGCTATGGGAGTCCACAAATACACTATGGCAAGACCTATAAAAATGTTACAAATAACCAAAACCCTTTTAATTAGTTAGTATGAAAGCAAATTCCATTCTAAATAGAATCCTTGCCGAACTCGCAACCGTAAGGAATGTAAGTTTAGCAACAATGAACCTTGAGAACGGAGCCGTTCTTGAGGCTGAAGCCTTTGAAGCAGGCAATGAAGTCTTTGTCGTAAGTGGCGATGACCGCGTTGCTGCTCCAGTTGGAGAACACCTACTTGAGGATGGTCGCATCCTTATCGTAGTAGAAGAAGGTATGATTGCCGAAATCAAAGCAAACGCTGCGGTTGAAGTAGAGATGCAATCTGAAGAAGCTACGGAAGTAGCAGTAGAAGTGGCTGAAGAAGCAGTAGCAGAGGTTGCCCAAGAGGTAATCGCAGTTATTGAGGTTGCAGTTGCTGAAGCCATCGCTCCCCTTGTTGAGGAGATTCAGAGCGAGATGAAAAAAGTAAAAGAGGAGATGGAGAAGTACAAGAAGGAGATGTCTGCGGTTAAAGCAGAACTATCTGCCGCACCTGCTGCGAAAGCCATCAAGCACAACCCCGAAACAAAGCAAGTTCAAAAGATGAGTTCTAACCGCCCCGAAAGAGCGATAGACCGAGTCCTTGCACGAATGAATAGTTAATAAATAAAAAAATGGCTACAACCACTTCAATCACCACAAACTACGCAGGAGCGTTTGCGAGCAAGTACATCTCTGCCGCATTACTTTCTGCTAACACGCTTGACAAGGGACTCATCGAGATTCTTCCAAACGTAAACTTCAAAACCACCCTTCAGAAGGTCAATACCGATGACATCGTTAAAGACGCCACGTGTGACTTTACTGCTACCTCTACCTTGACTCTTACTGACCGAGTTCTTGAAGTAGAGCCTTTCCAAGTAAACCTTCAGCTTTGCAAGAAGGACTACTACGATTCTTGGATTGGTGGGCAAATGGGCTTCTCTGCTTACGATAGCATCCCTGCTTCGTTCGCTGACTTCCTTATCGCTCACGTTGCTGCAAAGACTTCACAAAAGATTGAGCAGAACATTTGGAACGGAACTGCCGCAAGTGCAGGTGAGTTTAGCGGATTCCTTTCATTGATGACTGCTGACGCTGACGTTGTTGACGTAACTGCTACCACCGTGACTGCTGCAAACGTAATCGAAGAGCTTGGTAAAGTTGTAGATGCCATTCCTTCAGCACTTTACGGCAAGGAAGACCTCCAAATCTTCGTCCCACAAGGGGTAGCAAAGGCTTACGTACGTTCGCTCGGCGGTTTCGGTACATCAGGTCTTGGTGCTAATGGTGTTGACAACAAAGGCACTATGTGGTACGGCAACGGAGATTTGTTCTTCGATGGCATCAAGGTTGTTATGTGTAACGGTCTTCCTTCTAACAAGATGGTAGCTGCTCAAGCAAGCAATATGTTCTTCGGAACAGGGCTTCTGAACGAGCGCAACGAGGTTCGTGTACTTGATATGGCCGACCTCGATGGCTCAGACAACATCCGTGTTATCCTACGCTTCTTCGCAGGAGTTCAGTACGGTATCGGTTCAGACGTAGTTCTCTACTCTTAATCCGAGCTAATGTAAATCAAGAGGGGGCTTGGGCTATGTCCTCGCCCTCTTTTTTAATTCTAATAAAACAAAAATAAAATGGCTTGTGATTTAACAAAAGGTCGAGCGGTACCTTGTAAAGACGTTGTCGGAGGGATTTACAAGATTACGTTCATCAACTACGAAGACCTTGATGCAAGTGATATCGCTTTCAGTAGCGATGAAATCACGGACATCAGTGCAACTTTTACCGCTTACGTGTACGAGGTAAAAGGTAATAGCTCTTTTGAGCAGTCGTTCAACTCAAGCCGTGAGAATGGTACTACCTTCTTCACGCAGACGTTGAACCTTACTTTGCCAAAGCTTTCTAAAGAAGACAACAAAGAATTGAAGTTGATGGCCTATGGTCGACCCAAAGTGGTTGTACAGGACAACAACGGAAATGCCTTTATGATGGGTGTCAACTACGGAGCAGAGGTAACAGGTGGAACTATTGTGACAGGTGCAGCTATGGGTGACCTTTCAGGCTACACTTTGACTTTGGAGGCACAGGAGCAACTGCCTGCTAACTTCATCGCAGGTGCTACTAACGCAGACCCTTTTGCAAATTTGACAAGTTCTAACATCACTCTTGACCCAAACTAATTTATTTAGTATATTTTCTTTAGCAATTTTTAAGAGTGCTAAAATGTTAAGGGGGCGTAAGCCCCTTTTCTATTTTCAAACAAATCCAAAGTAAAAGGTTATTTATTTAAGATGCATATCCTTCAAGTATCAGCCTCGCCACAAGCCATAGTAATCATACCACGCACGTTCCCTGCGAGTGTTACGATTGCGCTGATTGATGAATCAACAAACACCACCGCAACACCTGCGGTCACGATAGTCTCTGCTGATGGTTTTATGACCCTTACAGGCACGTTCACCCTTGTGGTGAACCGCTTCTATGGCTTGAAGGTTTTTAATTCGGGAAATCTAATATACAGGGACAGGGTCTTTGTAACTTCGCAAACAGACTACGAGAAATTTACGGTGAACGAAAACGTCTACACCGAAGAAACAAGCTATGACAATGAGTACATCATCATCTAAAGTCCACGTTGTGAACTTCAGTTCCTACACCACGCCTGTCGTAAAAGAGGTGCAAGGGAAGGACTATGTAGAATACGGAGAGGACAACGACTACTTCGGGTATTTAATTGACCGCTACAACGGCTCACCCACCAATAACGCCATCCTCAACTCTTTGATGGATATGACCTTTGGCAAGGGCTTGGATGCAACGGACTCTGCCAAGAAGCCGAGCGAGTACGCAGCGATGCGTGGCTTGTTTACAAAGTCGTGCTTGCAGAAGGTCGTAGCGGATTACGTGATGATGGGGCAATGCTCTATGCAGGTTGTGTACTCCCAAGACCACAATATGATTGTAGAGGTGCAACACATCCCCGTAGAGACGTTGAGAGCCGCAAGGGCGAACGAAGATGGCGACGTTGAGGCTTACTACTACGCAAAGGATTGGAATGCGGTGAGCAGCAGAAAAGAAACTGCGGTACGCATCCCTGCATTTGGCACAAGCCGTGAGGGTTTGGAGATTCTATACATCAAGCCATATAGGGCAGGATATTACTACTATGCGCCTGTTGACTATCAAGGTGGCTTGCCTTATGCAGAACTTGAGGAGGAGATTGCAAACTACCACATCAACAACATCCAGAATGGCCTTGCGCCTTCTATGCTTATCAACTTCAATAACGGAGTACCAAGCGAAGAAGAACGCAGGAGCATTGAGCAGCAGATTGCCACGAAGTTCAGCGGTAGTTCAAACTCGGGCAAATTTATCCTTGCGTTTAACGATAACAAAGACCTTGCTGCAACGGTTGACCCCGTTCAGTTGTCGGATGCTGCGGAGCAGTACCAATTCTTGAGTGCTGAAGCAACGCAGAAACTAATGGTGGCGCATCGTATTGTCAGCCCTATGCTATTGGGAATTAAGGACAACACAGGCTTTGGCAACAATGCCGATGAATTAATGACTGCCTCTGTTCTTTTAGACAACATTGTCATCCGACCCAAGCAGGAGATTATCCTTGACGGCATAGACCAAATCCTTGCCTACAACGACATTAGCCTAAACCTTTATTTCAAAACCCTTCAGCCTTTGGAGTTCACCGAAACGGAGATACAAGATGCGGAGGTCATTGAAGAATCAACAGGCGTTAAAACAGACGGTCTTGCCCCTATTGAGGTAAGTGAAGCCAACGAGGAGCTAATCCAAAAGGAGGCATCATACAACGGAGCGCAGATTGCAAGCTCTTTGCAGATTATGCAGAGCGTAAAGGATGGCGTTCTAACGGTTGACCAAGCAATCACGTTCTTGGTGCAGATGCTTCAGTTTGACCCGCAGGTTGCAAACGCCCTCTTTAAGGGCAACTCCTCTGCTATTATTTCGCAGATGAAGTCGCACAAGTTCAAGAGCGAGGTACCCGAATTCTCCAAAGAAGATGAGCATAAGTGGATAGATGCTCTGCGGGGAAAGGGTGAGGTCGTTGATTTAGAAGAATGGGAACTCATCAGCGATGAGGTAGTCAACGACCCCGACAATGAGGACACCCACCTCGCCACGCAGTACAACTTTGCCGTAGAGGACTTCAGTAACTCGGAATCCAAGAGCGGCTTTGATAGCGGACTTTACAAGATACGCTATGCTTACACCCGTAACATCAGCAGCAACTCTCGCGAGTTCTGCCGTGAGATGGTGGGAGCAGCAAACGGAGGAACAGTATTCCGCAAGGAGGACATAGATATGATGAGCTTTAGCGGTGAGAATGGTCAGTTCGCTCCCGAAGGACAGAGCGTGTACTCTATCTGGAAGTGGAAGGGTGGAGCGTTCTGCCACCACGCTTGGAGGCGGTTGGTTTACTTCCGCAAGCGGCAGGGTGGCAAGTTCCTACCCAACGAAGGTCTGGAGAATGATAAGCTCGTAAGCACCGAGCAGGCAATCAAAGAAGGAGTGCCTACGAGTAAGCTCGTTCCTAACGGATGGGATGCGGCTCAAACACGACCTATTGACACGCCATCAAGAGGCTCATTAAAATACAGATAAGAAATGGCAACGGCATTATTTATTAAGAGAGAGGACTTGGTTCGCAACACCGCGATTGGCGGTAACGTGGACACGGACAAGTTCATTCAGTTCATCAAGATAGCACAGGAGATACACATCCAAAACTACACAGGCACACAACTCTACGACAAAATCAGCACGGACATCATCAATAGCACTTTGGTAAACCCTTACTTGGCTTTGGTGAACGACTACCTTCAGCCGATGTTGATTCACTACGCAATGGTGGAGTATTTGCCGTTTGCTGCTTATACGATTGGCAATGGTGGGGTGTTCAAGCACAACTCCGAGAATAGCACTACCGCAGAGAAGATTGAGGTTGACTATTTGGTTGGCAAGGCACGGGACTTGGCGCAGTATTATACTGACCGCTTCATTACTTATATGAGCTACAACCAAGCCTCGTTCCCTGAATACAATAGCAACAACAACGCTGACGTTTACCCCGATACTGACTCTAACTTCAGCTCTTGGGTTTTATGAGTGGCAAAAAACAGACCTACACACCGAAGCGTAGCAACATTGTGAAGTTAAAGAGTTATTTAGACAATGGGCATACAAGGCGATTGGGGACAAGGAGCAGCAAACAATGACATCTATTGGGGTCAAGCTGCTGCAACGAATAGTATCTCTTGGGGTATGGTTCAGCCATTGTCTTATGGACATCCTACTACTAACCTCTTTGGGGGGTCGGGACAGACTGCTTGGCAGTTGGTAGAAGAAATTTGGAATACTTGGTCAACAACTTGGAACGAATAAAATTATGGGAACAGCATTAACGGGGACTACTCCCCAAGACACTTACGATAGCCTTATTAAGGTTACCGACAACGGGCCGTTAAGCGGTACGGCTAAATACCTATCTGATGGATTGGGCAATGATTCGGTTCTTGCTGTTTCTACGACTGCGGTGGGTATCGGTACGGCTACGCCTGCGGGTAAATTGTCAGTAGAAGCAACGGGTAATCACTTAACAATTCGTGCGAGCACTGCTTCTGCGGGCAAGTATTGGGCTTTGGATGTAACTGCCGCAAATCAGTTATACATAATCAACAACGCAGGGACGCAATACTTAACTATAACGGACGCAGGCAACGTAGGCATCGGCACAAGTTCGCCTACTCATAATTTAACAATCGGTAGCGCATCACCATCCGACTTTGTTATTGCATTGCGTGGTGGAGTAGGTGGTTTTTTTGGATGGGATGATTCTGCTAATGCAACTATCTTGCAATCTCCCAATACAAGGGCTCTCGTTTTCCAAGTAAATAGCGACACTTTTAGCGGTGGAACTGAAGCGATGCGAATCACCTCCGCAGGCAACGTAGGCATCGGCACAAGTGCGCCTTTGGAAAAATTAGTAGTTTCGGGCGGTGCTTTACAAGTTACGGGAGCATTGAGTTCTCTTGACCGAGCCTCATCTTCTGTTATGGATTTTTCGGCAGGCAGTACACGCATTTTTAGTATTGGTGCTGATTCAGCAACTCACGGAAATATACTTTTTGAAACATCAACAACGACTACCAATTTAGAACGTGCAACTATTACTTCGGATGGTTATTTTCGTTTGTTGACTGATTCAGGCGGCATCCAATTCAATGGTGACACCGCAGCCGCCAACGCCCTTGATGACTACGAGGAGGGGACTTGGACTATAGGTGTATCGTTTGGTGGTGCGTCTGTTGGTGTGACTTATGGTGCAAACACGGGAACTTACACCAAGATTGGAAGGCAAGTCACGGTGAATGGATATTTAACCTTGTCAAGCAAAGGAAGTTCTACGG